GGAGATTGGTTGTATGAAAAGAAGGATGAGTTCCCTTTCATCCCGCTTAGATGGCAACCACGTTCCGGAACCACATACGGATACTCACTAGGCTTTGACCTGTGTCCATTGCAACAGACATACAACCGCATCTATTCAAGGATGCAGGAACAGTTTGAAAACCAAAAAGACTACGTCATGGTTCAGAAACTGTCAGGCATTGGTGCGGATGCATTCAACAATCAATCTGATGGTGTAGATGATTCAAGTCGTATCTATCGAAAGATTTACTACAATCAAGCCTCACAGCCACCGATGATTCAACGTGCGCCGGGTATCGGGCAAGACCTGTATCCGATGTTGCAGATGCTTGAAAAAGACATGATGGACATTGCTGGACTTCATGACGTGTCGCAAGGCATGGCACAGGCCGGTACACCTGCGGAATCCGTACGGCTATTGCAACGCGCAGACAACACTCAGCATAGTTATATTCGTGCAGACATTGAGATTAGCAATGCCAAAATCAAGGAATGGGAAGTTGCCCTTACCGCACAGTTTGGGGTTGCCCCATTTGTCGGACAAATGGAGGAACGAAGGTCACCCGCCGACGAATTACGAACTGGAGTTATTTCGTTCGACCACATTCGTGAAGGCGGTCAGTACCGCATTGAATACGTTCCGGGTTCTGCTCAGGAAGATAGCCCAGACCAAAAACTCCAAAAACTAATGGCGTTCAGGCAGATGGGATTGTTTGGAGACCCAGCAGACCCGTCGACCAATATGCTTGTTATCAAGATGCTTAAGTTGCCAGAGACCAGCATGATTATGGAACACCTGCAACAACAAGAACAGAAGATGCAAGAGATGCAAGCGTTTGCTATGGAGCAAGCACAGGCACAACAACAACCACCACCATCTAACTTTGACCCACAGGCCGAAGAGATGCGTACACAACTCGATATCACAAAGATACAGGCGCAACAGGGAGCAAAACTTGAAGCCGATATCCAAAAGATGCGGGAGCGGTCAAAACTCTTACAAGAGAATGACGCGGCTAAGTCAATGGTTTCCATCTCACAGAAGAGTATTGAGAAAAATATCTTCCCTGAGACAGAGCAAAAGACTGGCAATAAGTAACAATAGGGAGCAATAATTCAAATGTCAGAAGAGATGGCGACACAAATGCCCGATTCGCCGACGGGTGCTTCAGACAACAATGGTGCTGGAAGTGCCATTCTGGACATGGTGCGGGAAAACGTCGAACCCACATCATACGCCCAAGACGTAAATACACAGGGTGTCCAAGAGTCATATGACGTATATGACTTGCTGGGGGTTGAACAACCTACCAGTGAACCACAGGTGCAAGACGACCTAAACCCTGTTCCATACGACAGGTTCAAGGAAGTCAACGATAAGGCCCGCAATGCAAACGAGCGTTTGTCAAAGTGGGGCGATGTCATTCAGGAGTTTGAGCGGCAAGGATTTAATTCGGCGGATGACCTTCGTCAGACCATAATCAAGCAACAGCAACAGGCTCAAGAACAACAGATTGTTGACCGATATCGTGAACTTGAGGCCCAAGAACTAGTCGACCCAACAACCGGTAACTTGCAGATGCAAGCCGAGTTGGAGCGGTTTAGATATCAACAGGCAATGTCACAGGTTAGTCAGTTCATGATTGACCAGCAGAAAACCACTGCTATCAATCAGTATCCTTTGGCTAAACAAAATCCAGAAGCGGTGGATAGCCTTATCGCTAATGGACTTCAGCCAGATGTAGCCGCCCGTGTGATTCACGAACAGATTGAAAAACTCTCTAAGGCACTGGTTCCGCAACTCCTGTCAAAGTTACAAGCCGGACGTACTGCTCCCACGCCGACGAATAACTCACAGACTGCACGACCAGCAGTATCAAACGGTGGACAACAACAGTCACAAGGTGGACGACAATCGCTTGCTCAGTTAATGGGCATTTCACGCGGACGACAAAACATCTAAGGTAAAAAACAATGGCAATTGATTTCAATGGTGCATTGACGCTGGCAGACCACGCCGCTCTAAGCAATGACCCACTCGTAAAAGAGATTACAAAGTCTCTTCATCAGACATGGAATGCTCTTAAGGACATCCCACTCTATACCAGCCCTTCCCTCAAGCAGGTTGGTATGCGCTACCTCAACAGCGGCATTCCAGCCCCAAACTGGACTGGCGTAAACTCTGAGCCAGTAGCAGTCAAGGGTCGTCCAAAGTCCTACGAAGAGCAGATGTACCTGATTCGTAACAAGATTCTTGTTGACCACGTACTGCTCGACCAGCCAACGAATATCATCGACCCAATCGAAGCACAGGTTCAAATCTTCCTTGAAGGTTTTGCGTATGACTTCAACGATAAATTCGTGAACAATAACCCGGCAACAGGCAACATCGACTGTTTTCCGGGTCTTAGTTATCGCATGGATAACCCAGCCGATTACGACATTCCATCTGAAATGGATTTGGCGTTGACGGGTGGTACTAGTGGAAATGGTGACCTGTACCAGAACACTGCTACATCGGCAAACAACTTCATCTTCAAGATGCAAGAAACCCTTGACAACATGAACGCGCCAGACGGTGATGGCGTAGTTTTTTATATGAACGAGGCTACCAAGCGTCGTATCGAACTTAACATCCGTGTTATGGGTATTGGTGCTGGTTTTGACATCACGCAGGATTCGTATCAACGTCCTGTCGAGAAGTACAAGAACGCTACTATCCGGACAGTCGGACGTAAGTCAGACGGTACAACGCCTATCATCGCAGACAACCTTAATAACGGTGTAGGTGCTGATGCAGGTAAGTGTACACATATCTACGCTGTTCGTTATGGAACAGGATATGTGCAGGGATGGCAGAGTGGCCCATTCAAGCCACAGTATCTTGGCCTTTCCAAGGAAAACGGCATTATGCACAATGTCGTGTTCGACTGGGGAATTGGCTTGTGGATTCCACACACCCGTGCAGTAGCCCGCATGAAAGTCCGTGTTTCGGCTTAATAAAGAAGGAATAAGAAAATGCCTAGAGACGCTAAAGCATCGTTTAAATTTACGTCGCGTACGCTATCCGCACCGCGAGTAACGTCAGCGGCGGTTGCCAATAAGTTGGAAACCGTTATCACAATTGATATTGGAAGTGGTGTAGCCTACAGTTCCGTATCGGACGTATTCTCGTCGCCAAATATGGTTCTTGGAGCCGCGGCAGACTTTGGTACACAGACTGATACACCAGCAACCGGGTCTACTGACCTTCCCGGGGTATTTAATGATTCTGAGTTGTATGCCAAGATTGTTGTTACTACTGGGGCTGGTGCATTTACAAACGCCGGAACTCCACAGTTTAAAATTGTTGGCTCGGATACCTCAACTGTTAATGCAACATCCTTCGCCCTAAGCACAGGTGTTGCTGATATTAGTCCAGTGGTTAACGTAACAACTACGGTTAGCACGTCAACCATTTACTATCTTCCAGTAAAATCTACTAAGAAGTATTGGCAGTTTCAGTTGAATGGCACAGCCAGTGCGGCAGTAACAACAAGCCCGACCTATACCATCAAGATGGCTGGTCTCGTAACTAGCCGTGATGGCGCGCAGTCCCTGTAGTTAGATAAAAGCACATGACAAGAGCAAATCTAAAACAACGTATACGAGTTATTGGTGGGCATCTGTTTAACACAGGTGCTGACCAAGACCCGTTTGGCTTGGACTTGCTCTTGATTGAAATGGCTAACCAGATAGCACGGTCTACCGACTGTCTGGTTGGCCGCAGGTATCTAGATACAGTTGCCGGTCAAGATGAATACTGTGCGCCTGACATATATAAGGTGCGCGGTATTTACTTCTTGGATAACGGTGAATATAAACGCGTTCGTCAAATGAACTGGTCAACAGTTGAATTTGACTCAAGGCGCAATGACACAACTGCCACTACCCCTGACTTAGTAGTTATCTATGGAATGAATCGCATAAGGTTCAAGCCAGCACCAACAAATGCTATTACGTCAGGGGTTATGCTTGAAGGGTTTATGCAACCCGGCGATATCTGGCAGTACAACGCCAATGGAACTATTGATACGTCTGTCCCTACTGAAGAGCATGAGTGTCCGCTTCCACAAGTAGCGCATGATTGCCTTGTGTACGCTGTCCTATATCAACGCGCTATGCAACTCAGAGACGTACCGGGGATGCAAATCTACCTAGGGGAATATCAGCGCAGGTTGGGCGACGTAGAGGCCTACGCGGCTATGTATCACACAAGGATGGTGTAATGGCTACACTTGCAGACCTCCGTAATGACACACTCCTCTTACTTAATGAAGTTGGAGCCGTTGGGAATAGTCCAGTTGGTGCTTTGCCTGACGGTACGGGCGGAACAAGTATTGTCAATACGACAACTACTGTAGACCAGTTTATCAATGAAGCCGCCGCAGAAATGGCTAGGTCATGTGTGTACATTCCAGTCTCCGGAACTAAGTCTGCACACACTGGGACGGTAGTTGACCTATCGGGATTAACAACGAATACAACCATATGGTTTCCAATGAGTGTCTCGGTAGGGACTTCATTCCTGCAACACACATCTGACACAAGACTTCGAGCATGGCAACCAAACTTTGAAACCTTTACTGGCACATTGACGTTGCCAAATGGTGGAACTACAGCCTTGCCTACATACTGGTATAAACGCCAGCCGCAAACAATTGGCATCTTTCCAACGGTTGCTACATCCTCTACGATAACAGTTTATGGGGCTGGATTACCCCCAACAATCACTACGTCTGTTGATGCTGTATTTGCTCCAGACGACACGTTGCGTAATACGTTACCAGTATATGCGGCATACAAACTAGCAATGAAGAACCTTGATGACCCGTCACTTGCCGCGAGAATTCAACTGTGGCAACAGTGGTGGTTTGACTCAACAATGCGGCTTTGGAATCAGTTAGATTCATCGCTTAAAATGGAAGGTAGTCCATATCAATCGCCTCCGGTTGCACCTCCGGCGGTGAAGTAGAGGTGAATATGCAGATTAATCCAGACTGGTTCTCAGCCGGTATACAGATATTAGTTACGCTTACAAGCATTGCCGCAGGATACACAGCCCTAATCGTTAGGCTTGTAAAGATAGAAACATCGTTAGTCAACATACTTGATAGCCTCATATCGCAGGGTAGTGAAGTCAGACGTATAGAAGAACGGCTAGGGAAACTTGAAAGCCGTGTAGCCAAGATAGAAGGAAGCCTAGAACGATGAATACAATTAGCATTAAAAGACTCGCAGTGGTTGTGCTTGTAGCCTTTATCGCCGCTTTTAGTTCTGTGTTCGGCGATGGCGTACGCACCGCTGAAGCCAAAGATATTTCTGAACTGGGCGCAGTGCTGGCACTCTACGGCAGCAAAGCGGTAGCGGCGGGTGTCTCCGCTGCGGTGTCATCTGTGCTGGCGTTCCTCACGATGCCGTTCAAGGGTG